GGGCAAATGCTCTGGTACAGTTTGCCCTCTGGTCGGGTTCTGTGCTATCCCAATGCCAAGTTTGACGATGAAGGCAACGTGACGTATTCAAAGGCCGCTTGGAAACCCGCAGCAGACGCCACAGAGTGGCCCCGCGCCCGCCTGTGGCGCGGTCTGGCTTGCGAGAACGTCACTCAAGCCGCCGCCCATGACATCCTGCGCCATTCCCTGCGCCAGATCGACGGCGTTGTCCTACATGTACATGATGAGATTGTTGTCGAGTGCCCCGCCGATCAGGCTGATGCAGTTGGCGCAGCCATGCACCGCGTCATGTGCGAACCACCAGCATGGGCCGCCGGCCTGCCGCTGGCGGCTGAAGGTGTCACCACTACCCGTTATTCGTAAAAAAGCCCCCGTGGATTAGACGGGGGCTAACTCAACTTCAAGGAGAGAACAACATGATCGAGTTTATAGCATCTTTGGCCCCCGAGGGCGAAACCGCCCTGATAGTCAAACAAAAACCGAAATTAAAAGACGGGGTGTTGGATTTTCACGCCGATGGGGCCGTCAAGGCCACCTGGCCGGCGTTCCTGCCGGACCACAAGATCAAGGCCGGCGAGTCGTGGTACGGCAACACCGCGTCCTTTATCGTGGAGCGCTTCAAAGACGGGCATGTGAGCGCCAGCGCTGCCAACTGCGAATACATCTTGGTGATGATGCTGGACGACATCGGCACTAAGAGCAAGACCCCGCCCCTGCCGCCGACTTGGATCATGGAGACCAGCGCCGGCTCGTTTCAGTGGGGCTATGCTTTCAATGTGCAGCCGACCAAGGCCGAGTTCAGCGCAGCGATCAAGGCCATTGCAGACGCGGGCTACACCGACCCTGGCGCGATCAACGCTGTCCGCAACTTCCGCCTGCCTGGTTCGGTCAACTTGAAGCCTGGCCGCGACAACTTCGCCGCCCGTCTGGTCGAGTTTCACCCCGATCGTGACTACAGCCTGCCCGAGATATGCGCCGCCCTGAATGTGACGCCAGCGCCCGCCGACAGCATGACCCTGCGCCCAATCCGCATCAGCGACGACGGGGCCGATGATGTGCTGGCTTGGCTGTCCGGCCAAGGGCTGCTGCTGTCCAAACCGAACCAAGAGGGCTGGGCCGGCGTGATCTGCCCCAACAGTGGCGAGCATAGCGACGGCAACCCCGAGGGGCGCTACATGCCCGCCAATCGGGCGTACTGCTGCCTGCACTCGCATTGCCTTGACTTGGACAGCACGATATTCCTCAAGTGGGTAGGCGAGCAGGGCGGGCCTAATCACACCCCCGGCTTGCGTGAGGAGTTGTTCACCGCAGCGATGGAGGGCGCGCTTGCCAAGTTGACGCCGAACGACATATTCACCGATGAGGCCGCCGCCCGCATTGCCGAAGTCGAGCGTAAAGAGTTGGGCCGCATCGAAAAGGCCGAATGGTACGAGCGCTTCGCTTACATCCAAGCCGATGAGTCTTATTTTGATATGCAGGACAGGCGCGAAGTGTCGCGCCAGACTTTTAACGCCCTTTTCCGGCATATCAGTTGCAAGTCGATCCACACGGACCGCAAGGTCGAGGCGTCTATATCGTTTGACGAACACCGTCAAACCAAAGGCGCAAAGGCATTGGTCGGCATCACCTACGCCGCCGGCGAGAGCGTGCTGGTGGCCCGTGACGGCGACATCTTCGGCAACCGCTGGCGTGACGCCCGCCCGCCGGTGCGGGCCGGTAACGTCACCCCGTGGCTGGACCACTGCCGCACGCTGGTCCCAGAGTCCAAAGAGCTAGAGCATATTTTTAACGTGATGGCGTACAAGCTCCAGCACCCCGAGGTCAAGATCAACCACGCTATCCTGCACGGCGGGGATCAAGGGTCGGGCAAAGACACCATGTGGGCTCCCTTCATCTGGTCAGTCTGCGGGCCGCATTTGAAGAACAGGGGTTTGCTCGACAATGACACCATGAGCAGCCAGTTTGGCTATGCGCTGGAATCGGAAATTCTGATCCTGAATGAGTTGAAAGAGCCAGACGCAAAAGAGCGCCGCGCTCTTGCCAACAAGCTCAAGCCCGTTATCGCAGCGCCGCCCGAAACGCTGTCGGTCAACCGTAAGGGTTTACACCCATACGACATGGTTAACAGGGTGTTCGTGCTGGCGTTCTCGAACGACCCCATGCCGATCACACTGGACAGCCAAGATCGGCGGTGGTTTTGCGTATGGTCGCACGCGCCCCGCATGACCCCCGACGCTGCCGCGAAAATGTGGGCCTGGTACAAGTCCGGCGGGTTTGAAGCTATCGGGGCATGGCTGCAAGCCCGTGACGTTTCAGCCTTTAACCCTGGCGCGGCTCCAATGGCAACAGAATTCAAACTCAACTTGATCGAGCATGGCCTGTCAATGGCTGAATCGTTCCTCGTTGAAGCGATGCGCCTGAAAGTAGGCGAGTTTTCCAAAGGCGTTATCGGCAGCCCGTTTCACGCCGTTTGTGACCGGCTGGCGGGGTCAGCCCCAGCGGGCGTTAAAGTGCCCCAGCAGGCGCTGTTGCACGCCCTTAAAGAGGCCAATTGGGTTGACTGTGGCAGGCTGAAGTCACGGGACTATGACACCAAAAAGCACATTTTTTGCGCGCCCGATATGGTGGACAGGCCGAAGTCAGAATTACGCCGCATGGTGGAGGAAAACCCGTCATCAGGGCTTGTCAGAGTGAAGTAAAAAAGGGCCCGTCAAGGGCCCTTATAGTTTCAGCAGCAGGGCCAGCAAGGCCGCAGCCAGCGCCGCCAGTATTAGGACCATCCGGCGCGCTCCTCAAGCTGATGCACCAGCGCAGGGTCGAGAATGGTGGTAACGTCTACGCCCTGCACGCTGGCGCTAATCAAGTGGTAAACGTCCGGCCAGCCTGGTTCGTCCCATGTCGCCGGTTCACCCGATTCAAGCTCGAAAACGCAATCAAGGGTTAACCCCCGAGCAGTGTATGGAATTTTCATGCGTTCACTCTGGCCGGTGCGATGTACGCATCACGGCCCCGATTGTTCAGCCATGCAACGATTCGCCTGGCGCGGTGGCGCGGCACTAAGCGCCTGCCCAAGGCGCGGCTATAGCCCGCGCCTGTCGGGAAAATTTGCACGCTGTATAGGGTCATGCGTCAGCCTCCGCCAAGGCGTCAGCCTTGCATTGGTTAACGTCAGCAGCGCTTAGGCCATGCGCGAATTGCTGCGCTAGCTCGACTGCTTGCTGCGCCTTTGCGTCCGTAGGCGCGCAGAGCGCCAAAACGAGAGCGCGGGTAAGTGCTTGGGTTTGTGTCATGACGTGGCCCGATCTAGCTCACGCTGCAAATCAACGGCGCGGTTTTCGGCGCGCGTCAATTCCAGTTTTAACTCCTCAAGCTCCGCCAGCGCTTCGCCTAGCGCCTGGTGCGCTTGATCAAGCCGGTGATATAAGTTGGCCGCTACTGTATCGCCGACCATGTAGGCCGCGCGTTCGTTTTCGTCGTTTGTCATATGGTGCCCCAATGCCGGACGGATTGCCCGCGTATACGGCCGCTAAAGGCCGCATACACTGAAAATCAGGCCGCTATCCTAATGACGCGCCGGGCGTGCCCGCTAGCATGGTCCGCTATCACTACATCCCGGGCTTGAATCGACGTGCCCGCGCATAGCGTGCATTTGGCGCAAGTTGATTTTTTACCGCCCTCTGCACTGGCCGGGCAAATGGTTTCACCGGCCTGTTTATCTACGCCAATGCTCACGCGAAAAACCCGCATGCCCAATAGGTTAGCGTGCGCGGCTTCGTCGATCGTGTCAGCGCTTGCCATTACAAGCCGGCCCCAAGCGGCCGCGTCAAAATCAGGCCGCGCCCATTGGTGGGTGTAGCCGCGCCGGCCGGCCGCGTAGCGGGTGATCTTTTCCCACATTTGGACCGGCGCGGCCGCAGGGTCTCCATAGGTGCCCAAGCGGACGATCTTACCGGCCAGCGCTTTGGCGATAGTCGCAGCATCGGCGCGGGTGTACCGGCCGCGTTTGTATGCTTCGTACACTGACCGGACCGACCGGCCTACGTTTACATAGCACGGGGCCGCGCCAGTCTGGCCGGCCAGTAATGGCCGGTGCTGACAATCGCCACAAATCGATTCATCCGCGCCGGTTTTCAGCGCGTCCGTAGGCGCGACGTCGGACCGGATAATGAAGCTCTGCACCAGAGCGCCGGTTTTTTCGTTTTCGCTATCGTTATCGATGCGGCTTGATGCGTGCTATCGATTAAGGAGCAGAGTGCTATCGATTAAGGAGCAGAGTGTGGACAATGTGGACTATGCGTTAGCTAATGGTCCACAATGTCCATGATGCGTAAACGTGGGCGTGCGGGGGCTGCGGGCGTGTGGACAATCTAGCGTGTCCACAAACATTGGCTGGCTATAACATTGTATACACTTACTGTATACACTCATATTTCTAAACTTATATCTTCTACATTGTCCACATTATCCACAAAGCCCATTTTCCCCTGTGACAGACGCATGGACAATTGCGCCAAAAACCACCGCCCACAAAGCCGCCCACACTAACCACGCAAAGCGTGAATTTACGATATGTGATATACTGGAAATCCATTTAAACAGAAAGGCGAATTTCCATGGCAAGTCAAACCACCATCCTAAAAACCACCACGTTCACCAACTACGCAGCGCTACACAAAGCCACGCGAGCGCCCAACTTGCGCCAGCTAATCACCCGAACGCAGGGCGACGCGATCGCCGAAGCGTGTGATCGTTTCCTATCAGCCGCGCCAGACATCACGCTAATGCAGCGCACGCCTAAGGGCACGATCTACATCTTGATCGATGGCGAATTGCAGTACACGGTCAATTTTCGCGGCGTGATCAGCCGCGCCTACTCTACGGGTAAGCACCTAGAAAATAGTGCTTGACAGCGTAAAGAATTCTTTTACAATGAAGACATCAACAACCAAAGGGAGCAACGACAACCATGCAAAACGCAATCATCATGACCAGCGCAGTTATCGGAATTTGCGCCTGTGCTATGGGCCTCGTAATGGGCCTGATTTATCCGCCACTGGCGTTTGTAGCCACTGTGATTTTTCTTGGCTGCATTGGCGCAGTCATCCTGTCCGACATTTGAAAGGCTTGAACCATGACACGCAATATCTTTACAACCCGCAGCGCACGCCAAGCCAGGCGCGCCATGTTTGACCTAATCGGGGCTGTCCTGCTTGTCAGCGCTGGCCTGGTGCTTATGCTCGCGTATTTTGACGTTTTAACCAAAGGCTGAACCATGATGCGCTTTTACATCCGTGACTGTAACGGTCAAATTGTGGGCAACCCGAAAGGCTATGAAACCCACCGGGGCGCGCAGGCGCAAACCGCTAACTGGCGCTCGCCGGCCGCGCAGGCGATCGCGCAGGCATTCCAGGCGCGCGAAGCAGCGTATTCCTGGACTAACGCGGAAAAATCCGCGCGATCTAATCACTACTCTTCAATTAACGGGGCATGACATGAAAAACTTTTTAGGCTTTATCGCGTATGAGGGACCGTCTGAAATCGATGGTGCGCCAATTGTGGTGATCGTTAACCGCATCGATAACGATAGCGAAAACGAAAAAACCGGCGCTCTGGTTCAATCCTTTATCATCCGGTCCGATATCGCGCCCACCGACGCGCTGAAAACCGGCCAGGATGAATCGATTTGTGGCGATTGTCAGCACCGGCCGTTACTGGCCAGCGAGACCGGCGCGCCACAATGCTACGTGAACGTCGGCCGTTCGGTCCGGTCAGTGTACGAAGCGTATCGGCGCGGCCGGTATACAAAGGCGGACCCGGCCACTATCGCCCGGGCGCTGGCCGGCAAAATTGTCCGGCTTGGAACGTATGGGGACCCTGCGGCCGCGCCGGTCCGGATGTGGGAACAAATCACCCGCTATGCGGCCGGCCGGCGCGGCTACACGCACCAATGGGACCGGCCAGGCTTCGATGCTCAAGCCTGGGGCCGGCTTGTAATGGCAAGCGCTGACACTATCGACGAAGCCGCTCACGCTAACCTATTGGGGATGCGCGTATTCAGGGTTTCTATTGGCGTGGATAAGCAAGCCGGTGAAACCATTTGCCCGGCCAGCGCTGAGGGCGGTAGAAAAGCCACATGCGCGAAATGCTCACTATGCTCTGGGACTAGCATTCAAGCCCGGGACGTCGTGATAGCGGACCATGCTAGCGGGCATGCTCGGCGCGTGATTAAGATAGCGACGGTCTGATTTTCAGTGCATGCGCCGGCCAGGCGGGCGCATGCGCGGACAATTCGTCCGGCAACGATAGGGGAACACATGATCACAATCACGCACGGCCGTTCTACGTTCACGGTCCGGCCAGAGAATGCAGAATCGGTCCGGGACCTATTGGCTAAGATCGACAAGTCAAAAGGCCGGCGAGGGGCGAAGCTGGCCAGGGAAAAGGGCGAAGCAAAACACGATAGCAGCAAGCGCGATTACCCGCGTTTTAACCCTGACTGCATGCTAACGTCCGATTACATTACCGGTTATATCGCGCTGAACCATGGCCGGCTGCACCTGATGCCCTGCACCATCGCGCCCGCGTTAAACCGCACACCGATCGGCCTGGACCCGGCGGTCCCTGAAATTTTCGAGGAAACCATCGAATGAAAACCAAAGCACAAGCACAAGCGGACTGGTACGGAAAATTTACCGAAGCGCTGGTAAGCCATCATCCGGAATTGTCTGGCCGGATAGATTGGGATGCTGCCAAATACTATTTTCTGTATGGAACGCCCGTATCGGACGCGGTCGATCAGTACTGCATCGCCAGGGGAATCGAACCATGACTCTATACACGGTCCAATTATTCGCACCAGGCGCGCTCTACAGCCGCGCCATAGGCCGGCGCCTGGTGCCTAGGCACCGCGCCCAGCGTATCCTCGCATGGCTGAAACAAAGGGGGCGCGACGCGTATATCGCACCGGCCAGGGTGAACGCATGAGGGTCCCATATACCGCCCGAGGGTTAACCCTTGATTGTGTTTTTGAGTTAGAACCCGGCGAGCCAGGCTCATGGGACGAGCCAGGGTGGCCGGACGTGTACCACCTAATCAGCGCGTCAGTGCAGGGCGTAGACGTTACCGCCATTCTCGACCCCGCCTTGGTGCATCAACTTGAGGAGCGCGCCGGATGGCCCTAATACTGGCGGCGCTGGCGGCGGCTTTGCTGGCCCTGCTGCTCAAACTATAAGGGGGCCAGTGGCCCCCTTTTTTACTTTACCCGCATCAGGCCGGACGTGGGCGCATCTTCTACCATGCGGCGTAATTCTGACTTCGGCCTGTCCACCATGTCGGGCGCGCAAAAGATGTGTTTTTTAGTGTCATAGTCCCGTGACTTTAGCCTGCCACAATCAACCCAACCGGCCTCTTTAAGGGCATGTAACAGGGCTTGCTGGGGCACTTTAACGCCTGCTGGTGCTGACCCCGCCAGTCGGTCACAGACAGCGTGGAACGGGCTGCCAATAACGCCTTTGGAAAACTCGCCTACTTTCAGGCGCATCGCTTCAACCAGGTATGACTCAGCCATGCTCAGGCCATGCTCGATCAAGTTGAGTTTGAATTCTGTTGCCATTGGAGCCGCGCCAGGGTTAAAGGCTGAAACGTCACGGGCTTGCAGCCATGCCCCGATAGCTTCAAAGCCGCCGGACTTGTACCATACCCACATTTTCGCGGCGGCGTCTGGGGTCATGCGGGGGGCGTGCGACCATACGCAGAACCAGCGCCGGTCTTGGCTGTCCAGCGTGATCGGCATGGGGTCATTCGAGAACGCCAGCACGAACACCCTGTTAACCATGTCGTATGGGTGTAAACCCTTACGATTGACCGACAGCGTTTCGGGCGGCGCGGCGATAACGGGCTTGAGCTTGTTGGCAAGAGCGCGGCGCTCTTTTGCGTCTGGCTCTTTCAATTCATTCAGGATCAGAATTTCCGATTCCAGCGCGTACCCAAACTGGCTGCTCATGGTGTCATTGTCGAGCAGACCCCTGTTCTTCAGATGCGGGCCGCAGACCGACCAGATGAAGGGAGCCCACATGGTGTCTTTGCCCGACCCTTGGTCCCCGCCGTGCAGGATAGCGTGGTTGATCTTGACTTCGGGGTGCTGGAGCTTGTACGCCATGACGTTGAAAATATGCTCTAGCTCTTTGGGCTCAGGGACCAGCGTGCGGCAGTGGTCTAGCCAGGGGGTGACGTTACCAGCCCGCACCGGCGGGCGGGCGTCACGCCAGCGGTTGCCGAAGATGTCGCCGTCACGCGCCACCAGCACGCTCTCGCCAGCGGCGTAGGTGATGCCGACCAATGCCTTTGCGCCTTTGGTTTGACGGTGTTCGTCAAACGATATAGACGCCTCGACCTTGCGGTCCGTGTGGATCGACTTGCAACTGATATGCCGGAAAAGGGCGTTAAAAGTCTGGCGCGACACTTCGCGCCTGTCCTGCATATCAAAATAAGACTCATCGGCTTGGATGTAAGCGAAGCGCTCGTACCATTCGGCCTTTTCGATGCGGCCCAACTCTTTACGCTCGACTTCGGCAATGCGGGCGGCGGCCTCATCGGTAAATATGTCGTTCGGCGTCAACTTGGCAAGCGCGCCCTCCATCGCGGCGGTGAACAACTCCTCACGCAAGCCAGGTGTGTGATTAGGCCCGCCCTGCTCGCCTACCCACTTGAGGAATATTGTGCTGTCCAAGTCAAGGCAATGCGAGTGCAGGCAGCAGTACGCCCGATTGGCGGGCATGTAGCGCCCTTCTGGGTTGCCGTCGCTATGCTCGCCACTGTTGGGGCAGATCACGCCGGCCCAGCCCTCTTGGTTCGGTTTGGACAGCAGCAGCCCTTGGCCGGACAGCCAAGCCAGCACATCATCGGCCCCGTCGTCGCTGATGCGGATTGGGCGCAGGGTCATGCTGTCGGCGGGCGCTGGCGTCACATTCAGGGCGGCGCATATCTCGGGCAGGCTGTAGTCACGATCGGGGTGAAACTCGACCAGACGGGCGGCGAAGTTGTCGCGGCCAGGCTTCAAGTTGACCGAACCAGGCAGGCGGAAGTTGCGGACAGCGTTGATCGCGCCAGGGTCGGTGTAGCCCGCGTCTGCAATGGCCTTGATCGCTGCGCTGAACTCGGCCTTGGTCGGCTGCACATTGAAAGCATAGCCCCACTGAAACGAGCCGGCGCTGGTCTCCATGATCCAAGTCGGCGGCAGGGGCGGGGTCTTGCTCTTAGTGCCGATGTCGTCCAGCATCATCACCAAGATGTATTCGCAGTTGGCAGCGCTGGCGCTCACATGCCCGTCTTTGAAGCGCTCCACGATAAAGGACGCGGTGTTGCCGTACCACGACTCGCCGGCCTTGATCTTGTGGTCCGGCAGGAACGCCGGCCAGGTGGCCTTGACGGCCCCATCGGCGTGAAAATCCAACACCCCGTCTTTTAATTTCGGTTTTTGTTTGACTATCAGGGCGGTTTCGCCCTCGGGGGCCAAAGATGCTATAAACTCGATCATGTTGTTCTCTCCTTGAAGTTGAGTTAGCCCCCGTCTAATCCACGGGGGCTTTTTTACGAATAACGGGTAGTGGTGACACCTTCAGCCGCCAGCGGCAGGCCGGCGGCCCATGCTGGTGGTTCGCACATGACGCGGTGCATGGCTGCGCCAACTGCATCAGCCTGATCGGCGGGGCACTCGACAACAATCTCATCATGTACATGTAGGACAACGCCGTCGATCTGGCGCAGGGAATGGCGCAGGATGTCATGGGCGGCGGCTTGAGTGACGTTCTCGCAAGCCAGACCGCGCCACAGGCGGGCGCGGGGCCACTCTGTGGCGTCTGCTGCGGGTTTCCAAGCGGCCTTTGAATACGTCACGTTGCCTTCATCGTCAAACTTGGCATTGGGATAGCACAGAACCCGACCAGAGGGCAAACTGTACCAGAGCATTTGCCC